AGTGCTCTCACAAATGCATCTCTGTCGGAACATCCTAATATGCTCTTGCCCTGTGTGAACTCGTGTTGAGCGATCATGTCAAACACTGCGAACTTGGCATCGGATGCCTCCACATTTTCTTTTCTGTGAACTTGTTTCATCAATGCTTGGAAACTCTTGCTGACCATCTCGCCATCCAGTATGTATGGCACTTCAAACCCTGGCAGTATCTTTTCTCTGATCTCATCTTCCACATGACCAAAGTTGTGCAACTGTTTGCCGTTCCTGGTGTACATGGCCACAGTGCCCTTGTCTGGATCAAAGAATGCCAACACCCTAACACCATCCAACTTGTAATCGATGAACTTCTCACCATGCATCTTGTTGGCATGGTTTGCAGAATCATGAGCCAACATCACATTGAATGTCATAACCATGTACTTGGGCAGTTTCAATTTCTTGGCAACATTGTTAATGGTCTTTTCGCTCACACCACATTTGAGATCTTTGATCAGTATTCTACGATACCAATCATTCCATTCTTCAATGGTTGCCTGTTGCATACGTTCAGCAACAAGATCTCTGGCCGCATTGCCAGTCACTGATCTATTGTTTAATTTGTGTTGAAGATCCCAAAATGATTCACGATCAAGTCCGGGACCATCTTGTTTGATGGTGTCAACTTTTTGAATGTTGAACACATGTAATTTGTCTAATGCAATCTTTAGACCCTCAAAGAATTCGTCGTTGCCTGCCAACATTTCACGGGCAATAACACCTTCTTTGAACAGTCGTGAGTTGTCAGATTCTAATTCTTGTATTATTTTGTATGGCTTCATCATACACTTATTATAATATATTTGGAAAAAAGTGTCAATCGGGGGCAAAAACCCCCGATTTTATTGGTTTTTTATTAGAATGATACTGCAACACCCATTGCTGGTGTTGTATCTTCAGTGTCTAAGTCGTAGTTTGCTTCAACATACCAAGTTAGATCTTTCCAAGTTGATTTGTATCCTGCACCCACGTTCTTTGACCAATCTGCTTCGTCGCCATCCACATAAGCAGAAAGGCCGCCGACTGTTACGATTGATTCGTATGCAACTTCATTTGTCAATGAAGCGTCATGTGTCACCACTGTTGATAGATTTGCTTTTTCATTTAGTGCAAATGCCACAGAACCCGCATAGATGTTGTCATCTGTTGAGATTGTGTGATCCACACTACCACCGATTGAGAACTTGCTCACTGTGGTTGTGTACTTTGCTTGAATTGTATCAAAGTCCGAGATATCTGTGTCCGTATCAGTGAACTTACCTCTTAGAGATAAATTGCCGATAGTTGCTTTGATGCTCTCGCCGGCATCACTTGGGTTTGCGATTGTGTTCGCACCCACAGTTTCAAGACCTCCACCAATAAAGATGTCACCTTGATCACCATATGACACAGATGCTGTGTCAGAAATGTTTGCACCTATTGAATATTCGTCAAGCACAAATTGATCTGAAGCATTTGTCTTCACTTTGATCGAACCAAAAGCAACACCTTGGTCACCTGCGATTCCTAACTTGATTGACTCAGTCGAGATGTAATCATCACTTGAATTCTCAGTAATGTCCACTTCCACTGTACCGGTTACAGTGGCCGCATGTGAAACACCTGCGAAACCTAAAGCAATCAATAACGCTGTTAGTTTTTTCATTTAATAGTCTCCTCTATTGTCCTATTATATAATAGTCGTATACCAAAGAGCAACCACATTATTGTGTGGTAGCCATAAGGCATACCGCTTTATATAGTAGCGGTACACCCCAATTATATGTGTATTGATTATATGTCTGTGGATAAGTTAGTATCCATTTGGTATTATCACATAGTGTATGGAAAGTACCACTCCAACTGATGCGCCTAAGCCAATCATCATTTTAAAGAAGTCTTTACCAATCAATGGAAACACAGTTTTGAACTTTTCTTTGCCTGTGATAGTTGCCATAGCAAGTTCACGACCGCATAGTAATCCAACGAACACCCAAGTTGTTGACATTGGAATATCATTTAGTTCCTTGAAGAACCAAAGGATCAACCAATACACAGCATCAATAATAGTTGCTGACCTTACGTATCGAGTGTTGTGTTTTTCTAACACAATCTTCTGTATCTTACCACCACCTTCACGGAACATAAACCCAAGTCCAGCAACAAACACAATGCTGATCATGACCATTAGGTCCCAAGGTATCTGTCTTGGAAGGAACACAGCGATGTTGGCCATGTCATGGCTCAACCAAGTGAACCACAGGAATCCTGTTGTCACCCATTGTCCAATGCGCCAATAATGTTTGTGTTCTTCTTTGACAGGTTTTGCTTCATTGAGTATTTTAGATACCACGATCCAAATGGCATACGCCGCCACTGCCGCGACTGCATATCCCATCATAGACTTCATGAGCATTTTTTCTAAAATAAATGTAGAAGCAAAGGCACTTAACACTAAAAAAGAAGTACTGACTGGTACTCCTATTCTCGTCAACACTAACAGTAGTGCAGGTGCCATGGCGTGGTACCATTGTATCTCTTGAAACGGAATTTTGTTAAGTCTACCATAACTGATGTCTCCACCATTCACTGTCCACCCGTACCACAGAGTGTATAGTAGAACCACTGACGCGGCTCCCCACATAACTTTCCAATTGAAACGTTCATTGTTTGATGCGATCCATGTACCGAGAGTTTGTACAGAATCGTTTGCTATAACGGCATACCCGGCAAACAAAAAGCCAAGTGCCATCCATAGTGTGACTGCATCCATTTTTTATCTCCTTTTGTGTGTCCGCTTTTACCACGTAACACGATTAATGGAGAGCAGGCTCGACGTTGCCTGCCCGGTAACATTATTGTTACATCGTTATTTAAAAAAGGTTAATAAAAGTTTTGTTACAGAAAGATTAAATTTTAGTGTATGCTCACCGTCTTGCAGTGTGCTTCTCGCTGGAATCCAGCATCTTCTAATTCATGATCATGGCCGAAACAGCACAACCAAGCGGAATTGCGGGCATCCTCTTCGCGGTCGTAAACACCGTCTGACACTAAAACTTTTTTGGTTCTTGGAACATAGTATATGAATGCGTGACCGTGTAGATAGTCATCGTAGTAGACGTAGGCTTCTAATCCCTTGTAGTCCATACAAGTATTTATTGGAAGTTTTTTATGAAGGTCTCCATTTTAGTTTCGTGATAGTTTGCGAACTTCTTGAACTCTTTGATGGTTCTGGACTGTTTGGCCATCACCCTGGTCACGGACACAGCGGGATATTTTTGAAGCAGTGTGATGTAGTGCGGACTGTACACATCATACGAGTCATCGTCCTCCCATGCCTGCTTGTAGTTGGTTGAATTTTTGTAGCAGTTGTTGACCAAACCGTTGTTGGATCCAAGATCGTGACCTAACAGTATCAATTCCTTGCAACCTTGATGTATGGCCACCATGCAGGCAGTGACTCCTGCACAATATCTTTCCTGTGAGGTGAACAGCACAAAATTTTTGTGTGTGTCTGCGATGTCCTTGTATGGAGTGAACACCTTCCAATAGTCCATGTAGCCCGACTTTTGTATTTCTTTGGCAATGGCGGGGTCAACAGTGATCAGTATGTCTGGTCTGAAGTCTCTGTAGATGGCATTGCAACCATATATGAACCCATGTTTGCCCAGTCGACTCACACTTATTTTTGATCTGCTTTCACCGTTGCCTAAAATAAATGCTTTCATATGGTTTTGAAAAATATGTCCAAACTTTCTGATTTGTCTTCACAATGATCAACAAAGTTTGCAAAGTTCTTGATGGATTCCCTGAAGAAGTTTTTATGTGTCCATGTGTCCGGTGTTTTGAAACCGTTCGGCACCACCCAAACGAATGAACATTTGGAATTGCATTCAAAAAGTTTTGCAAGTTGATAGTGCCAGTACTTTGGATCAACTGGTTTGGAATCTATCTCGCTGTAATTCTGTGTGCCTTTGTACACATTGTTAACCTTGTTGGATGTTTGAAGGTCGAAACCCAACAGGAAGATCAAGTTTGATCTTTGCCCCATCCATCCTGCCTTGGAAGATTTTGTGGCAAGGTTGATGGCGTGAGGACCGGAGTTCCAGTGCCATGGATCGTCTTCTCTGTTGTTGCCCTTGTATGGAAGGTCCGGATAGGCAGTGCAGTTTGTTTTTTGATTCCATTCTGGTCTTGTGTAGATTGGATTCTTGTATCTGGTCTGTGCTTCAACAATCATCCTTTGATCACAGCAACTGAGGATGTCTACATTGAAATCTCTGTACAATGCATTGCACCCAATGGTGAGGCCTATTTTTTTAAGTGGATCAAGATCGATTGCTAATCTGCTTTCGCCGTTTCCAATCACAAATGCTGGACGAACGTTCATGCAGTATTTTATGCCGACTCTACATCGGATCTATGTGAAATTATCTTATCAACCAAACCAAACTCGAGTGCTTCTTCGGGAGACATGAACTTGTCACGTTCCATGGCATCGTTGATCTTTTCGATGGGTTGTCCTGTGTGATCAGCATACATTTGATTCAATCGTTTTTTAATTTTTGTTATTTCTTCTGCGTGTATCAGGATGTCTGTGGCTTGTCCTGATGCACCACCTGACGGTTGATGAATCATGATGCGTGAATTTTTCAGTGCATATCGTTTGCCTTTGGTGCCAGCCATTGCAAGTAATGAACCCGCTGAACAGGCCTGTCCTATCACAAGTGTTGATATATCACACTTAATAAACTGCATGGTATCATACATGGCCAATCCTGCTGTGACCAATCCACCCGGCGAATTGATATACATGAATATATCCTTGTCAGGTGCTTGTGATTCCAAAAACAACAATTGTGCTGAAACAATAGATGACACCTGTTCG